CGTAAGTAGGTCCCCTCTCGGGGCCGAAAGTTACGACTTGACCTCAGTTCCTTGACGGGAAGCATGAGGTACGGACTGGACGCGGTCATATTGTTGATCGTTCCAGTCATCGGTAACACCACCCTTTGCAGGGATGGTGGTTCCGCTTTGTCTTATCCCTGCGTTAACAAGGTGTAAGATAACTTTAGTCAGCGGGTCTCCCATCAGGATTCCCCTGACCATACGAATTCGGTAGAGGTCACCCTCTACCTGTTCGCCGAATCTAACTAAAGGGCCCTTGGCCCTGAAGTAGACCCATCTCGGTTGAAGGCACCTCAATGCCATCAATCGAAGACCCTTTGGTATACCCATTTTGGTCAACCAAAGGTTCCCAACTTCCCGAGCCACATTGTGGTTCATGAAGTCGGTTGCCGTTGTAAAGTCCGTACTGGACACAAACACCGGCTTATAGACGATAGTTTTGAAAGTATCGTCTAGCACATCTTCGAAACTGATAGTCTCAGGTTCGAAGACGATATCTTCAAGTGGCTCTCTAAAGAGGTCGTTGAAGAAATTCCAACCGTGGTTTGACTTCGTCATTCCAGATTGGCTAGATCTGAGAAAGCGCAAAGGCGCCGCACAGATCTTGTTGAGCACGTCTAAGATGATCTTAAGACATGCCCGACCCTTGGTGACGGCCCGGGATTTCCCCGGTTCGTCTACCATCACAACCGAGACGGAATATAATTCCTCTAGATTGTGTTTCATACATTCGTCTAGGCAAGCCCAGAAAATGTATGTACCAAAGTCATCACGAGAATATTTAATATCTCCAATGACTTTCATAGTATCCAGGTCCCGGACAGGGACACGGATACCAAGCTCTGCACATGCGATAATGTCATTAATCGCATGCAGAGTACCCAGCTCCTTGCGGTTATGTTCCCAGCAAGAAGCTGTAGTTACGGAGAGGCGAGCTTTGGTCGCCAAACCCGTAAAAGATTCTTCAGGTAGTTGTGAAACCGCCTTAAGAACCGAACGGTGAACCAATCGTGAGATCGGTTCACTCGGAACAGTCAAGACCTGCAGAAGCTTGGCCTTTGACTGTAATGAGACAACAAGGGGTGGAGTACCACACCCTCGTGTCTGACATAGAGTCCCTAAGATGTAAGTCTGATGGGGCTCCGGATACTTGTATGCTCTCTGTAAGGAGAACATAAAGTACTTCAGCCAACTAGGGAACGTCGATTCCCTTTTGACTGACGCTTTTACGTCCTTCCTGGCTTGTTTCAGGACGGCGTAAAATGTGACCGGGTATTCCTCTAGAGGAATTGCCAGTTCACCATCATGAAACTCATCTGATAACAGGTGAGACATCATGTATAAGAAGAAGCGGTCTGCCTTTTGGTAGGTCCACTTCTCCTCGGGCAGTGCAATAAACCGTTGGGCAAATGCACCGTCAATTGTTCGCAGCATCTCGAGGAATCGATGTGCTCGGACTTTGCCGCTACGGAGGGCGTAAGCCTCACCGTATAGGCGCCGGATCTGTCTCTTGGACCAGATTGGATCCGGCTTACCCGCTAGGAAAGCTTTAATGCGATCCCAGAGGGTCTTTGCCCATGACCGGACGCTTCCGGATTCATGGTCAAACGACAGGTAATGGAGCTCTTTGCCCCAGAACGTGCCGAATCGCAAGATGTGGTATTTATCCTCCACCCTTGCGATGGCTGGGAATTTACACCCAGCCTTTCCCGAATAGTCCTTGCTAAAGTACTTTTTCGGGATCTGATCGCCTAAGTTCGGATTATCTCCGAACCAGACGACAGGGCGTACCTTAACCTCCGATCGGAGATTATTGTACACCATATAGGCTAAAGTTTTGAAGGGATCTTCATACTTTACCCTAGTGTAGGGGATATGGGTCCAAGACCCTTTCTCCTCCACCTCCTCTTCTTCCTCTTTCTCGTCAGAGATGAGGGAAGAGATGATAGATCGGGCGGCGTTAATGCCCTCCCTTCTATCTTGGTCAACAAAGTGACCATCTTGCAAGACCTCGAATCGAAGACTCGTGGCTTGCAACTTCTGGACATTCCCTTGTAAAAGGGGATTCCCGAATCCACGCAGACTCATACACGATGGGATCTGCTTGGTGGCTAGATACCTGCTTTTACTGGCATGCTCTAGCAACTCCTCCGATATGGTGGCCTCCATATCGGCTCGAGAGAACCAGCACCGACAGTCATTGACTTCGGTTCTGATTACG